AACTTTTGAACTTTTCAACCTACGAAAAGTCAGTAAGTTGTAAAATCAAACTTCTTCATTTTCTGTTGAAACCGTGGATAACTCTTTATCAACTAGCCCCTTCCAGTATTCAAAATAGGTGTCAGTAATAGGTATATCCATAATTAGGGGTTCTCGGTGGATACCTTTGCCACGCCCAAAACTTTTATTGTAGATACGAATATAACCTGCGTCTTTGAGTTCCTCATAAGCTGTCCTATGAGCGTCGCGACCATTTTTAGAACGTTTAGAAATTTCATCTATGTAGGGTTTCCAAGTTTCTTTGTTTGACATTAACACCCATAACAAACCTTTAGCTTGTAGGCTAAGCTCGTTATTTTTAGCAGAATGATTGTTCATCTGCGTATAGTTTTCATGGATATTCCTAACAATGTGCTGCATACCTCATATTTAAGCCCCTTTCTGTAACTCTCGCTTGTTCATCCAAATCTTTTCTACTCAATCCCGTAATCTTCAATAACCTGAAGAATGAAACTGTTCGCTCGTGGGCCTTTTGTTGTTCCGTTTAGAATGTTTGTCACTTCCTGTCGCTTGAAGCCGTAAGCAACCGCTAGAGTTGTTTTTTTGATTCCTTTCTCTTTCAAGAAAGTATTAACTTTTTCACGACCGTTTGCGATATCTGGCATATACGTCCCTCCTCTTTGCTAATTTGTAAATAAGAAACAACTAAAATTTTAACTATTTTTTTATCTTTTCGCTTGACTTTTTTTAGATGTTCGTCTAAAATGAAAGCATAATAAAAACACTAATAAATCTATAAATACCGTTCGCAAAAACATTTTTTATAATTTATTTCTTAGTTGTTTTTTTAGTTGTTAATTACTTACAAATACTATTTTAGTCTTTCGTCTAATTTTTGTCAAGCATTTTAGATGAAAAAATAAAATATTTTTTTGTAATGCTTCAGAAAGGTTGATGTATCAATGTTTGAGACATTCGAAAAAATTAAAAGTTTAGCTAAAAAACAGGGGATTTCTCTAAACACTTTAGAAGATAGGGTTGGTTTGGGGAAGAATTATATTTACAGTCTTAAAAATAAAAAGACTCCATCTGCTGAACATATATCCAAAATAGCCGACTATTTCAACGTGTCCACCGACTACCTGCTTGGACGAACGGATAATCCGACTATTGCAAAGGATACCGTCACTACTCCAGACGGCCGTGTGGTCGACTTGTCAAATCTTCGTGAACGTGTTGTTCTGTTCGACGGTAAGCCACTCTCTGACGATGATGTGGACAAGATTGCTCAAATCATTAAACTCTCTTTGGGGGTATCGGATATTGAAAGTAAATGAACTCTTAGACGAATACCAAGTCACACTCTATCTCTTCCCTGAAACCATGTGGGAGCGTAGAGGCTTCTATTTCCCAGATGAGCGCATTATTTACGTCAATGGGGATTTACCTCTAGAGGAGCGAGAAAAGGTTATCCTGCACGAATTGGGGCATATAAACCACAATCCAGCACATTACAAGCGACTACTCTATAAATACGAAAACGAAGCAGACCGCTTCATGATTAGACATCTCATCTCTGAAGAACTGGCACAGTACGAAGTATCAGACTTCAACTGGCTCCAATTTGCTGAAAGACACAAGATTTCGACAACTTGGGGTGAAGATATGATTCAGGAAGAGTTTAAAAAGATTGTGGGGTAGGAAAGAGGGTAAATATGATTAAAGATATTATCGAAAACAATAGCTATCCAATTGTATTTATTGGCTCTGGAATGTCAAAACGTTATTTGAAAAACTTTCCTACCTGGGATGCTCTCCTCAAAGAATATTGGGAGCAAATAGAAGAACCAACTAGTATTTTTCAATTCAAACGCTCACTGAAAAGATCAGAAATTCCAGAAACTACTACAGATTTAGAAAAAGATTTTTTAGTTAACGTAAAAACTGCGACTTACATCCAGCAAAGATTCGACGACCTCTTTTATGATGGAACCATTTCTATCGAGGGTCTTACTGATGAAGAAGCTTATTCAAATAACATTTCGCCTTTTAAATACTCTGTCGCACAGCGTTTTTCAAAATATGAAATTAAAGATGAGATGCGTGACGAGATAGAAGAATATAAGAACTTTCTATCGAAAGCTAAAGTTATTGTGACTACGAATTATGACACTTTAACAGAAGATTTACTTGCAGAATTAGATAAAAAGCCGACTGTTTATATTGGTCAAAAAGGTTTTTTTGACGAAACCTATAACTGGTCAGAATTGTTCAAAATTCATGGAGATGTAAACGACCCTAGCAGTATTATTATCACAGAAAAAGATTATGAAGCTTATGATCAAAATTCCATTTTAATCAGTGCAAAAATACTCTCTAATTTAATTCAATCGCCAATTATTTTTTTAGGATATTCTCTTACTGATAGAAATGTTCAAAAATTATTGACAGATTTTGCTTCACAGCTTCCAAACGATGACATGAGGAAAAGTCTTAATCGAATCACAGTTGTAGAATATGAAATGGATAATCATAGTTTTACAGAACAAATTGTAAATAATCCTTCTTTAAACATCTCACATTCGATTCTAAAAACGGATAACTATAAACAAATTTTTTCAGACATTGGAAAAATAAATCAAGGATTGACTCCTTATGAAGTCAATCGTTTTCAAGAATCAGTAAAAAATATAATTGTTACTGCAGGTACAATAGGAAAACTTGATAGCTACCTTGTTAGTCCGCAAAATCTTGACACTCTTCCTGAAGATATAAAAAAACGACGGATAGTCGTCGCTTTAGGTGATAAAAAGAATATGTTTGTAAATCCTAGCTACATCGATTATGTAGAAGATTATTTCAACGATGGAGCCACATTCTTACCAGAAGTCGCCTTACGATTTATAGCTAACGAAAATACACAAGCTAGAATCCCTTTTGTGAAATATCTAAAAGATGTAGATTATGATAAGTTTGATTTCTTATCTAAAAAACAAAAAGAAAAAATCTCCAACAGAATCAATAAAATGGGAACTCTGCAAAATATCATTGATACGGTACCCAGACACAACAAAAAGGCATACAGCGATTTGCAAACTATTCTAGAGCTCAACGCACCTAAAACAAAAGAATTAGAATTAATCGCTTTTAACATAGAGAGTATTCCACAAGATACCGTACTAGATTATATCAATACCAAAGTTATTCCTGTTCTGCAAGATAATTATAACGACAACGCTTCAGAATTATCAGCTCAGAGACGATTATTATTGGCTTATGATTTGATTAGCAATGGTAATTTAATATAACAAAAAAACGATAGAGGACTGCTCGAGATGCAGAAAACTATCGTCGGGACTAGCGGGGATTTGCTAGGAGAAGGGCAGGTTCTAAACTAATTTTAGAAAAAGACACTTTCTTCACTTTCTATTCTATACCATTTCCTTATTATAGTCAATAAAAAAATCCCCACACTCGCCATCGCCAAACGTTGAGTGTGAGGTTATGAGCAAGAAAGGATTTTCATGGAGATAACCTCTCATGATGTCTTTTCTTGTACCCATTTTATCATTTTTTAGGAAATTTTGAAAGAGGTACTACTATGATAACAACAAATAAAGTAGCTATATATGTCAGGGTATCCACTACCTCACAAGTTGAAGAGGGCTACTCAATCGAGGAGCAAAAAGCTAAGCTCTCTAGCTACTGCGATATTAAGGACTGGAGTGTCTACAAGATATATACTGATGGAGGTTTCTCAGGCTCCAACACTGACAGACCAGCGCTAGAAAGTCTTATCAAAGACGCTAAAAAAAGAAAATTTGACACAGTTCTAGTCTATAAGCTGGACCGTCTTAGCCGTAGTCAAAAAGACACGCTTTACTTGATTGAAGATATTTTCATAAAGAATAATATAGCCTTTCTGAGCCTACAGGAGAATTTTGACACCTCTACTCCCTTTGGTAAGGCTATGATTGGGCTCTTGAGTGTCTTTGCTCAGCTAGAAAGGGAGCAAATCAAGGAACGTATGCAACTTGGGAAAATAGGACGGGCCAAGGCTGGTAAGTCTATGATGTGGGCTATAACATCTTACGGCTATGATTATCACAGAGGAACAGGAGAGGTGACTATCAATCCAGCTCAGGCTCTGGCTGTTAAATTTATTTTCGAGAGCTATCTTTCAGGCCGATCCATCACAAAATTAAGAGATGACCTAAATGATAAATTTCCCAAAGAAATTAATTGGAGCTATAGAGCTGTCAGAACAATCTTAGACAACCCTGTCTACTGTGGATATAATAAGTACTCAGGAAAAATCTACAAGGGCAATCATGAGCCGATTATATCAAAAGAGGACTATGACAAGACTCAAGCTGAGCTCAAAATCAGACAAAGGACTGCTGCTGAAAATGTCAACCCTAGACCATTTCAGGCTAAGTACATTCTATCTGGTATCGCCCAATGTGGATATTGTGGGGCTCCTTTAAAAATTATATTAGGTGTAAAGAGAAAAGATGGGAGCAGATTTAAAAAATATGAATGCCATCAAAGGCACCCAAGAACATTGAGAGGCGTGACTACCTACAACGATAACAAGAAATGTAACTCAGGATTTTACTACAAAGACGAGCTAGAAGCCTATGTGCTAAAAGAAATCAGCAAACTGCAAGATGACGCTGATTACCTGGACAAAATATTTTCAGGAGACAATGCTGAGACCATAGACCGTGAGAGCTATAAGAAACAAATAGAGGAGCTATCAAAGAAACTGAGCAGACTTAACGATCTATACATAGATGACCGCATTACCCTTGAGGAATTACAGAGCAAGTCAGCCGAATTCATAAGCATGAGGGCGACTCTTGAGACAGAACTTGAAAAAGATCCAGCGCTAAAGAAAGACAAAAGAAAGACTGACATGAGGAAACTGCTAAACGCTGAGAAAGTCTTCTCAATGGACTACGAAAGTCAAAAGGTGCTTGTTAGGGGACTTGTAAACAAGGTCAGGGTAACAGCAGAGGACATTGTCATCAAGTGGAAAATATAAATAATTTTAGTAACCAACATTTCCACAAGTGTAAAAGCTTTAACCTTAGCTTTTTTTGAGAATGTCATCATTTTTTTCATGTTAAAAATTTACCTCCATATTTTGATACATGGGCATGAGCATTGCCGCATAAAGTAAAACGATAATCAGAGCCACAAAGATAAAGACCAGTGGCTGCACCAAATTCATGGTGCGGTTGACTCGGGTAAAAAAGGCTTCCCAAGTTTTTTCAGCATAGATTTCCAACTCACTCCCCAGCTTGGACTTGACTTCACCATACTCAATAATGAGACTCAACTCCTTTTTAAAGAAAGGATAGGTTGCTATGGTTTGAGAAAATTCGCGGCCATTTTGTAGGGATTGAGCTAAATCTTGACCGATTTCTTTAAAGAGTTGGGAACCTTGTTCCTGCATCATTTGAAAAATCTGCGTCAACTCCAGCCCTTGAGAAATCATATTACCCCATTCACGCGCATAATAGGCTG